TCTCTGCATCCGTCTTTAATTCTTGAGAATCTATCAGAGCTTTCTCAGATGTAGTTTTAGATGTTTGCTCATCTACTAAGAGTTTCTCAGCGTCAGTTTTGAGTTCTTGAGAATCCACTAACGCTCCTTGCTTTGTGGTTAATGTAGTCTCAGCATCAGTTTTGAGTTCTTGGGCATCTACTAACGCTCCTTGTTTTGTTGTGAGTGTAGTTTCTGCATCTGTCTTAAGTTCTTGTGAGTCTATAAGTAAACCTTGTTTCGTTGTAAGTGTCGTTTCAGCGTCAGTTTTCAACTCTTGAGCGTCTACTAACAAACCTTGCTTTGTAGTTAGCGTAGTCTCAGCATCTGTCTTTAGCTCTTGAGCATCCACAAGTAAACCCTGTTTACCTTTTAGGGTTGTATCAGCCCCTATGTCAGTAGCTTTAGCCACTTCAGTGAGTGCTTGCTTTACAACCAAAGCTTCTTGGTCTGCTATTAAAGCTGTTTCAGCTGTAGTTTTAGCTACTTGCTCATCTACTAGAAGTTTCTCAGCATCTGTTTTAAGTTCTTGAGCTGCTAATAATTCTCCTTCTCGTAATACTTTAGTAGTAGTATTTACCTCTGTAAGCTTCTGTTGATCTACAAGTAACTCTTGAGCGTCTATAAGAAGTTCTTCTGCGGTAGTTTTGGCTACTTGTTTCTCTACTAAACTAGTTTGTTGAAGTTCTGTGCCTAATTTAAGGGTAGCTAGTTTCTCTTCCATATTACTCTGGAGAAACATTACCTCTCTAATTCCTAAATTCTCTATAGCTTGTGGTAAATCAAATGTTACACTGCTATCTTGTTGTGCATCCTTAGCTTCTAGAACAGCCTTGGAATATATTTCCTCTTCTAATGTTAACTTGTGAAGAGTTTCATCTGTGATGTATCGTGTTTGTAATATACGAGCAGAACGAATTGTAACATACCTACGGAACTCTTCTGGGTGATCGGCATGCCAAGCTGGAGTACCATTAGTAATACCTATGATAGCCCCTCGTGAAGATTGAAACCACCAACCTCTAGCCTCTACATCTTTATTAACTTCGTCTAATACTCTAAGACATAGATTAACAACGGTGTTTTGCCCCTGTGTAGGAGTTAAGCTACTTACACTTGTAATAGCTCTTTCACCAAGAGCCATCAAGCAGATGTTTACTGACTCAGTAAAGTTTGTGGATGTTCCAAAATCTGTCATATATAAAAAAAATAAAAAGCTGGAGGTCACATTTAGTGACCCCCAACTAAGGTTAAGAATTACTGTACTTCAACGCAGCACTCTGGGCGGATAACTCCGTGACCCATAGCGTATTTAGCTACGAACAATGTACCTTGTCGTTCCATTTGGTACTCAGACTCTGTTGCTAAGTCAAGTAATTTGACTGTACCAACACCAGCTTTGTGACCAGCTACGAAACCAGTAGATGCTAAGTTACCATTGTAACCAGTACCGTTACCAGATCCAGCGTGATTAACATCAAACACATCATTGTTTGAGTTATCATCGTCTTGATCTTGGTTAGCTTCTGCTCCAAGTGTAATGATATCTTGTAAGTGGTTAGACTTATACAATGAGATACCAGCGATTTGAGGGATGCTACCAGTAGCGATAGAACCAACACCACCAAAGTCACGATTAAGAGCGTTATTAGATGACGCATCTGTAATCAACTTGTAGTATTGTGTTGGAGTTAAGATCGCATAACGATCATCTTCTGGGACATCTTTCTCATCAAGCTTTTGAGCTACATCGTAGATAGCTTGTAACAAACCAGTACCTGTTGTTAAAGTAGCACCAGTAATCTGTGTACCACCTACACCACCTGTAATGGTTGAGTCTTGTCTTGCACCAGCGATAAGTGTTTTAAGCACAGCGATGTCAAAGCGTTTAGCTAAAGCTTTACCAAGCTCTGCTGCATAGATGCTTCGTACATCGTAGTGAGTTTTTAACTCATCAATGTTTGCGAGGAATGTTGAAGAAAGAAGAACATCGTCAATTGAGATTGTGATTTCATTCTTCTTGATATCTGATAAATAGCTATTACCACTATCAGCAATGTTTTCACCTGCTGTATGATATTTGGCTGTAGCTATGCCTGTTGCTGGGAACTGTGCAGTTTTACCGTTACTGATTGTGCGAACTGTGTGAAGTTCCTTCATCACATTTGCTTCTTCAAATGTGGTTAGGATCTCACCAGAGAACACTTTCAGAAACAATGCATCTACATCATTCGCAGAATTGATTTGTCCAACTCTTGATGGACTTGTATTACCATTTGCCATGATTATTGTTTCCTATATTTAGGGTTATTATTGATTGTGTTTTGGTGTCCTTTATCTACATTTGCTGACCGAATGTTATCCTCCGCAAAGGGCATTGTGCTACTAGTATTATGGACGAAATTCTATTTTTTGATACGCAACTTTACACGAGCCTTCTGGGTATTACTTACGAACTGTTTACCTTTAGCTCCTTCTCGTTTCTTTTTCTTTGCTGTTGCTGCTCTATCACCTTTGGAGAGGCTTTTAGCTTTGGACATTGGGAGACATCTGTCTGGATTCTTTTTGTTTTTGCTAGTGCCACAAGGACCTTTGATATTACCATCAGTCCCAATGCGAACCCAGTTCTGTTTTCTCCACTTAGCTAACTCTCCCATTACTTCTTCTTAACTGAAAGTTTCTTTCTCTTCCCATATGTTGGGGACTTACAATATTTTGATGCTGCCATATTAGCATACGCTGATGGATACTTATCAAAGGTACGCTTTGCCCAAGCGATACCAGCAGGACATATCTTAGCCATTACTTACCGTATTTAACTTTTAGTCCTTTTCTTTTAGCTGCTGCTTTCGCTTTAGCCATACCTTCTTTATTATAAGGGAATTCTTTTTTACCTACCTTTGGCATTGTTTTTTCCTTTCTTTATTGTTAAAGACTTTCGCATACATTTATCACAACCACAACCTTTCATTAGCATTTCCACTTTCTAAGTGCTAGAGCTTTACGAGTTGGTTTACCTTTTGAATCTTTCATAGGTCCTTTCACTCCACTCATCCTTGCACAAAAAGACCGCTTCCTTGGTCCTCCCTCTGGTTGCGGTCTCTTAAGGTTTGAGCCTGTCTTACGGTTGTAATATTTTCTACCAGCTTCTGAAAGACCACCAGATTTATTCTTGTGTTCTTTACGAAGCGACACGCCTTTTCGTTTCATTATTTATTTAATGTACTGCTTCCAAAATAAAATCCTATTATTGCATATAAACTTTGAATTACTGAATCGTGAATCAAGAGACCTTCTTGTGTCTCATACACCATTGTGGTAAAGATCCACCAACCTTTCTCTACAGGGATCGTTACCCCAATATCTGTAAAGGCTACAATGAATGGAGCGACAACGATAGCAAACAGAACGGTTGCTACGATACCTCGTCTTACCCACTGACCAGCTACCCTTTGAGCAGCTCTGTCGGCTGAGTCATCAGCAACTTGCTGAGTCTCTATCTTAGATTTAGCTAACTCTATTTGGCTTTGAACCATCACACCTACGAGCTTAAACACGAAGCCGCTGATTGATCCACCAATTAAACTAATTAATTCCATATTCATAAAGATGTCCCTCTAGAAAACTTGAGTGACAGCGAGTCTCTGTTCTACATTCTGACGGTAGGCTGGATCGCTTTTATATCTAGAGTCTTTCATTGCCTCAGTAACTTGTGCTGCTGAGTTAAAAGGTTTAACAGAAGCTCCTTGTGTAGCTCCCATAACAACTTGTGGAGTCTTACCACCAGCTGCTGTAAATTGTGAGAACAATCCTTGGACTGCCATCTTAGCTTGGTCTACTGTACCAGACTCAACAACTTCGTTGTATGCGTCCAATTGTTCTTCCGAGAGGTTTTCAATAGCCCACTCAGACATCGCCTCGTAGTTCTGAGGACCTCCAATAAGCTCTTGAACTTGTGCTGTTTGGTTATCAGCGATAGCTGTCTGACCAGCCACATAAGCCTCAACAAATTCTCTTGATAACCCAGCCTTAGCCAACGCTTCAAACGCCCCATCAGAGAGTTCTCCTGTTTCGTTAAACTCTGTAGTTGCCTCCCCAATTGCGGTGTCAAGATGATTAGTCTCTTCTGTGGAATCCTGTTGTTTGGTTTTACCACCTTTACTAGGTTTAGAAGACATCTTGGATTGAAGACTGTCGTAGGCTTTTGCCATTTCTTCTGGAGAGTTAAACTTCTCTGGTAACCACTCTGGACGAGTCTCTTCAGTTGTTTGAGGAGCTTCTCCAGTAGGTTGGTTCTGAGCATCTTGTTTAGCTGCTTGTTCTTCTAGAGAGATGTTTTCACTCTCTGTGTTTTCATTGATTGATACTGATTGATAGTCTGCCATAATTAAACTTGTTCTTGATTTGGAATGTTATCTGATACTGCTTTTATTCCAGCAGGTCCTAGCTTCTCTGTCAAGGCTTGTTCGTTAAATTGCTGTTCTCTAGCGTCTAGTTCTTCTTGAGTCTTGATTAGCCCAACTGTCTTGATACCAAGTGATGTAGCTCTTCGTTTAAAGTATTCTGGAACATTTACAAACTGCATTAGAGCTTCTGGTCCAACGATCTGAGATGCTCCACCAAGGAATAGGTCAAGCTTCTGTAGGTCGTTACCTCGTCCTAGAGCTTCCACACCAGTAATGATAACAGGATTTACGAGATCCTTTGGAAGTTTAGGTAAAGCTTTCTTCTTGTTCATCACATCCATAATGCGATTGACCATAGGCATTTGTAGTTCTGTACTGAGTAAAGAGTACAGACCACCAATAGCAGTCTCTAGTTCTTGACTGAGCATTCTAATCTCCTCAGCTGTAACACGCTCTGCGTTACGAACTACACCAGAGGTAAGTAAGAACGCATGACCAATACGGTCTTTGATTGCTGCCATAGTTTCTTGGGCAACTCTAAAGTCATTGAATTTATTGAGCTGTAGTACAGAGATATCCTGTGCATTACCTTGTGTGATTGCACCATTAGGGGATGAAGCAAGTGTACTAGCTCTTGTTGTACCGTTAGGATTAACAAGGAATAGAACCTTAGCTGCTGCTGCACTACCTTCTACAATAGCTCTAGTAAGAGACTCTAGTGATTGTACATCACCTAGATATTCTTCTACATAAGATCTACCATAGTCTTCTCCATCTACACGAGAGAATCGTAGAGGTATGAAAGGATTCTTATCTAGATCATAGAGACCTTCCATAATTGTTACACCCTCTACATCTTGTTGGACTCTCCATTTGTTATCCTCACGACACACAGAAGTATATAAATCTAAAGTGTCGTTATCGCTTTCCGAGCCAATCGCTTGTTGGATATTTTCTGCTAGAGCAGAGTAAGCTATGTTTTCTTTGGTAGCTATTTTAATGACATTACCCATTGGATCACGCTTAACCACAAAGCGATCCAAATGAAATACACGCATCCCACCATCATCTGGTAAATATAGTAACGCATTACCTGTTATAATTAAATGTTTAAGTGCCTCATGAATACCAGTCCTGTATGTTTCCCTGCTAATCTCATCCATCACGGCTTCCTCTACTTGCTGTAGGGAAGTCTCTATCTCTGAGATAAGTTCTTCTGGAGAACCTTCAGCTCGTAATTGATAGGTATCAATGTTCAATCTAAAGAACGGAGCGTTAGGTGGGAGTAAAGCTAGTAGCAGTTTAGATGCCAAATTGTTTACACCTCTAGCACCGATTCCTTGGAAGGGTGTTTCTAATCTACTGTGAGGACCAAAGCCTTCGTCTGGCATCACATAAGGAATCGTTAGTTTAGAGCATTGTCTAGCTCTGTCTACATATTGGTAGCGATTACCTTCTAGAGTGGTGTATATTGATTTAGCTGTTTTATGCATCTTCTGATATTGGGAATGTTACACTAGTAACAATAGAGGGGAGTTCCTCCTCTAGTAATTCGTAGTCCGTAACGAATAAAGCATATTTGCCATCAGCAGTCACTTGTGGGTAAGTGTGATAACGAGTACCGCTACCTACTCTGTGGTAAGCATAGCCTCGTCTAGCACCCTCTGTGTCTGCTCT